TTTTTCGGGGCTTCCCGCCTTTTTTGTTACTAATTTGTTATTAGTTCAATGTTCAATTTGAGTTCTTCTATATTTTTGTGAGTGTAAACCCGTTCCCCTGTTCCTTTGGATTTATGCCCCATAATTCGATCAATACACACCTTGTTTGCCCCGGCAGAATCAAGGCGGCTTCTGAATGTGTGGCGGCACTCATGCGGGGTATGCTGCATTTTCAGCTTCCCCATGATTTCAGCCCACAATGCCCGGTATTGGGTTTGATTCAGCTTCTTCCCGTTGTACTCAAACAAATAGCCGCTTTTGGATTGTTCAACCCTCTTTTGAACTATGTGTTGAATTTTTGAATGAATGGGAACTATCCTGTTCTTTCCCGCCGCTGTTTTCGTTCCCCCGGTCATGGTTTGGGCTTCAAGATCAACCGCTTCCGTTTTCAGGGCAATCATTTCTGAAATCCTGAATCCCGTATAGAGAAAGAACAGAACGGAATCAACCCATTCCAATTTTTCATTTTCCCAAAGCCGGGAAACTTCTTCATCTGTGAAAATTTCCTTGCTTGTTTCGGGGATTGGATCAGAGGTAAGCAGATCAGAACAGCATTTTGAAATTATATCAAGTTCCATTGCGAAACGGTCAAGATGCCCGAAAAGGTTCTTTATTGCCCCTTGCGTGGAATACCCACAACCGCAACTATCAATGCAATCTTGCATTTGGTATGATTTAATTTGCTTATACTTCATCTTATTCAGTTTGGAACAATGCTTGTATGCTGATTTCAAGGAACTTCTGTTTGATTCACCCAATTTCACAGCCCGCTTTTCAAGCCACAGATCATAGAGTTCTTGAAAAGTGATTTTGTCCGTTTCTATATCCCACGGATCATTGTTGTAATTGGCAAGCATTATCAACCCTTCTTCCCGTGTGGCGGCGTAACCAATGGGCTTTTGCCTTCCTGATATGCCTTCCTTCACAATATAGGGCTTTCGCCTGTTCCCTGACAGCTTCGTTACTGTTCCATATCCATTCGGATTTTTCATAACTTCACCGCCTATCTTGAAAAATCAGCCGTGAAGTGATATAATATAGACAGACCGCCTAAATCACTTCATCCTGATTTATGGTCGCTTCCCCCGTTGGTGTTGCAGCACTGACGGGGGATATTTTTTACTTTCAGTCAAAATAATTCAAATTGTAAGTAACATATACCATATCAAAAGATTTGTTTTCCTTGTCATAGTTATAAAATTCAATTTCTGCAACCTTATCAGACACAGGGGAAAATTTGTATGTTGTTCCCGTATCAACAGTTTTCTTTGCATTTTCACCGGGAACGATCCCAAACATAGCGAAAATGTTATCGGAATTTGAGCCTTCAACCTTCCATTTAGAATCAGAGAATAAGCGGAGCTTTACAACAGTATCTTCATAGGTTATGAATTCCCCCGTGAACCCATCAAATTCATAGGTTAAAATTTGCATTGGGAATTCACCTTTAGATGTAATGCTATTCCAATTTTCGGTTGCTTTTGGTTCGCCCAATTCGCTTTTTAATTCTTCCGTTGAAATTCTACTGAACTTTGAACAATCAAGCACAACAGAAATTTCTTCATTTTGCCGTTGGTATTGGTCGGGGTTTTGAATTATGCGAGATATTCCAAAGCATAAAGCCCCTATAAAGATAATTCCGATTATTACAGTAATATTTTTCTTCATAGCAAAATTCCTTTCTTAATTTGAAATTAACTTTTCAAGGTTCAAGTGGTTCAAGTTCAAGATGCCTTTTTATTTCTTTTATATTTTTCAAAATCAATGCAAAATTGCGTTGAAAAAATCATATCTACAAAGAAATGCAAAACAACTTGAACCACTTGAACCTTCCCGATATTTCAAGGCTTTCATCTTGAACCGGAAACTTGAACCTATCTTGAACTTATCTTGAACTGAAATCCACAAAGATTATATTGCCTTCCCGCCTGATGATTCTTTTTGAATGGAATATTTTTCATCATTCAGCATTGTTTCCATAGAACCGATAATACGCCCTTGATCCAGCGTATCAAGTTGTAGGAAAAGTTTGACCGCTTGAAATGCTTCTTTCCCATAACACCGTTCAAACATTTCACAGGCAGCGGCTTCGTTTTGTAGCTTCTGTTCAAGTTGGGCTAATTCTTCCCTTCCAGCGGGAACATTGTACCCCATAAGCCAAACTTCATTGACATTCAGAGCCAAACCCAAAATAGATAGCTTATCTTGTTTGGGTTCTACTTTCCCGGAAACATACTGACTTAGATCATTCTTTTTTAGCTGAACATGGTATTTTTCGCAGTACGGCTTGCAGGCTTCCAAAATATCAACTTGTTTTAACCCCCTTTCACCCATGATCTGCTTCAATCTATCAGCCGTGGTGAATTCCTTCATGCAATCACTTCCTTTCCTTATTGGGGTACTTACATTATAACGCACCTTGAAGAAAAGTTCAAGAGGGTTAGGAAAAAAAGTTCAAAAAATTTGAAAAAACCTATTGACAACTTCAAAACCCGGTGCTATAATATAGACAAGTTCAAAGGAATTGAACCAAACGACAACGAACAAGCCGCTGCAACGGCAAGCATGGAAAGGATGAAGTGATTATGAAGTTTACTTTTGAAGAATGGAAATTCATTCAGCATTGCATTGAATGTGCCGGGAGAGAATTTGAAAAGATGATGCTTGACAGCACACCTTCCGACAAAGAAACAAGCTGCTATCAGACTTTCAAGCGGCAGACGGAAAAGGCAAATGCCCTTGTGGAGAAAATCAAGGGTTCTGAAATTTAAGAAAGGCGGTAACACAGATGAAAGAAACAAGTTTGAAGCCCGTAATTGAAAAACTTGAAAGTTTATTTTCAAAGTTCAACGAAAAGTTCTATAACAATGAACTTCAAACCCCTGTTATCACAGTAAGCCCGGACACAACAAAGGGTGCTTATGGATGGTGTACCGCTTGGAAGGCGTGGACGGTAGGCGAACAGAAAAAGATTGCAGACCTTTCCACCCTGACAAAAGAAGATTTGGAAGCTATGAAGAAAGATGATGGCTTCTATGAAATCAATATTTGTGCTGAACACCTTGCAAGACCTTTTGAATAGGTTGCGGAAACCCTCTTACATGAAATGGTTCACCTTTACAATCTGCAAATTGGGGTTCAGGACACAAGCCGGGGCGGCACATACCACAATAAGAAATACAAGGAAGCCGCTGAAAAGCACGGCTTGACCGTTGAAAAGGATGCAAAATACGGGTGGACGAAAACAAGCCTGAATGATGAAGCAAAAGCCTTTGTTGACGGTATGCAGGATAAGAAGTTTGAACTTCACAGAAAGAGCCTTCCGAAAATCCCCGGTGCGGCGAAAACCAAACAATCAAGCCGGAAATATGTTTGCCCCGTGTGTGGCTGCATTATCAGGGCAACAAAAGAAGTTCATGTTATTTGCGGGGATTGCAATGTAGAGTTTGAGGAAGAAGCCTAAACAGCTTCTTCCCCCTACAAAATAGAAAGGATGATGAACATGAAATACAGATATTTCAGCACACAACGCCCGGTTGCACCGGGAACATTCCCCAAAAAGCCGGGATGTGAAATTTCAAATTATCCGCAAAAAATTTATATTGACGGTACGGGTTTTTCGGCTTGGGGGCATATTGATTATGATGAACCTTTGACAGATGCGGAAGTCAAAGAATACGAATTAAAACCCGCAAGATGGGAGTTCAGCGTTAGGTTCAACCCGGACAATCAACAGATGGGAAGAATTCACAAGTTGTTTGTTGAATGGTGTAAATATGTTGCGGAAGATGGAACAAAACCTTTTGCCGATTATACACTTGAAAAGTTCTTTGAAGTGATGATGCAATCCGGCAGCTTCCACACCATGAACCGCCACATTGAAAATATGGAGTATGAAAACGGAATGAAAAGAAAGGAGTGAAATCATGGCATACGATTATGCAAAGTTAAATGGAAGGATCGTTGAAAAATGCGGAACGCAAGCGGTATTCGCTGAAAGAATGGGGCTTTCCGAAAGAACTATTTCAATGAAATTGAACAACAAGATTGCTTTTAAGCAGCCTGAAATTCAAAAGGCATTGGAAGTTCTTGATTTGGCAAGTGATGAAATTCAAGCATATTTTTTTACCATGAAAGTTCAAAACGATTGAACCAGCAGAAAGGCGGTGAACAGGATGAAGAAAGTAATTGCAGCGTGTATTGATCGAGTTTTGGAATTCGACACGCAGAATGAAGCGGCAAAGTACATTGAAACCTTGCGTGACAAGGGCAACGAATTCAGGATTTTGCACCGTAAGGAAATCGGCGGCAAGTACCGGATCAGAATTCAGGAACAGTACAACAAAAGCCCCATGATTGAGGGCTGAACAAAGAAAGGATGAAGTGAACATGACATTTGCAGACAAATTGAAAAACCTTATGAAAGAATTGGATTTGACACAATCCAAACTTTCAGACCTTACCGGGATCGGTAAATCCTCTATCAGTCAATACCTTTCCGGGAAGAACGAACCTTCCAAAGACCGCAAACAGGAAATCGCCCTTGCGTTGGGGGTTCAGGATAACTACTTTGAAATGTTTGAACCCGCTGCAACGGTTCAGCGTGACGGGGTTGTGAATTTGCCCGTTCCCCTTGCGGCAAAGCTGATGAAGAAATCCAAAGAATGGGTTATGCAGGGCTTACGGGATGGCGTTTTCCCGTGGGGGTATGCGGTGAAGCTGACAAATTGGAGTTACTTTATTTCTTCCGTGAAGTTCACCGAACACACGGGAATTGAAGTTCCCCTTAACCAAATTTAGCCGGGGGGGGGGTAGACCATGCGAAAATCAAAATATGAAGCCCCCTTACGGTGGAAGAACAAGCCTTTGCAACAGAAAACCATGATTTGATAAAGAAGTATCTGAATATCAGGCGGCTTCCTTATGATGAATGGTATGATGTGGTAATTTTCAGGTATTTGCTTTCAGTCAAAAGATGGTTTGCAATTCCTGAATTACATAAACACAACTTTGAAATTATTGCCTTTTATGCAATGCGTTCTGCAATCGGACATGAACAGGAAAAGCAGAAAAGGCGAGTTCAAACGGTTAGTTTAGATGCGGTTGTACCGGGAACGGAAAATTTAACCTTCGCTGATATATTAAGCGATCCCAATTCCGATTTTACCCGGATGATGGCATAGAAAGTGAGGATAAACAAAAATGAGTGAAATAGGAGTTGTTAAAGGGTTCAAGGTGTTCAATCCCGATTGGACTTGTAACCCAAACGGGAAACCGTTTCAGTATGCAGTTGGCGGCACTTATGAAGAAGATGTGAAACCTATGGTTTGTGATCGGGGCTTCCACTTTTGCGAAAAGGCGGCTGATTGCTTCAATTACTATCAGTTCAACCCGGAAAATAAGGTTGCGGAAGTGCTTGCATTGGGTGAAGTCGATACGGACGGAACAAAATCTTGCACCAATAAAATTCAGATCGTGCGTGAAATTCCGTGGGCTGAATTGCTTGAAATCGTGAATACGGGAAAGGGCTGCACCGGACTTTGCAACAGCGGCAACCGGAACAGC